ATGGCAGACTTTACTTTTGCACATAGAGAGGAAGGCTTTGATGAACATATTGAACATTCTATTCGTGGTTACAGTAATTTACTTGATGATGTGGTTCAGTACTCACGTTACTTTGTAGAAGATGATACTAATGTTGTAGACATTGGTTGTTCTACAGGAAAGTTCACTCAAATGATGTTAGAGGCTAATCAAGATTTTTGTTGTGATGCACATTACATTGGTGTTGAGATTGCAGAGGGGTTTCATAATGACTTACTCAAAAGACAAGAAAACATTGAAAAATTGCACCCTTGGGCCTCAACTGAATTCTTATTTGAAGATGTTCGTGACTACGAGTTTGAAAACTGTTCTTTGATTACATCTATCTTCACTTTACAATTCATGCCACCTAGACATAGACAAGAAGTAATAAGACGAATCTATGAAGGATTAAATACTGGCGGTGCATTTATATTTGGAGAGAAAACAGTATGTCAAGACCCTAGACTACAGAATATGATGACATTTAATTATTATGACTACAAGAGAAAGAACTTTGATACAGAAGATATCATGGATAAAGAAAAGACTTTACGTCATATGATGAAACCAAACACTTGGGATGAGATTGTAAACAATCTTATTGAGGCTGGGTTTTGGGGTGATAAGATACAGCCATTTTGGAGAAACCACACATTCGTAGGAGCGATTGCAATAAAATGAAACCTAACACAATAGTCACACTAGTAATGACAACAGGAGCCGAAATTATTGGACGGCTCGTAAAAGATGAATTTTCAACAATAGTAATTTACAAGCCTCGCCTAGTACAGGCGACTCAGCAGGGCGTGGGGCTTGTGAATGGAATAAGCATGACAGGTAAAGAAATCAATGAAGATTTTGAGTTTCCTAAAACATCAGTCGCATACATGGTAGAAACTATGAAAGAACTTGCAGATGGCTGGACTACACAAACTTCTGGTATTGCAGTTCCAACTCAAGGAATTATAAAGTAATGGTTATCGAAGAAGATTTCAAACTTGACTTTTCTAATGTATTGATTCGTCCAAAGCGTTCAACACTAAAATCTAGAAAAGAAGTGGATTTATTCAGAACTACAATCTTTAGAAACAGTAAAGAGGAATACATTGGTGTTCCTATTATGGCTGCGAATATGGATGGAGTTGGTACGTTTGAAATCGCAGATGCACTTGCAAAACATAATGTATTTACTTGTTTGGTAAAAACATATTCAGTGAATGAACTTGTCAGTTTCTTTGATTGTGAAGATGAGGATTTGAAATATGACAGAAGAGAAAATGTTGCAATGTCTATCGGTGTATCTGATGAAGATTTGCAAAAGTTTCGTAATGTTTATGAGTTGACTGATGGGGCTATTAAATACCTATGCGTAGATGTTGCAAATGGATATACTGAAATGTTCAGTAACTTTATTTATCAATTGCGTTTGAATCATTCAGAACTTGTTATCATAGCAGGTAATGTAGTTACTGGTGATATGACACAGGAGTTAATTCTAAATGGAGCAGATATTGTTAAGTGTGGGATTGGCCCTGGCAGTGTGTGTACTACTCGTATACAGACAGGAGTCGGATATCCACAACTCTCATCTGTTATTGAATGTGCTGATGCCGCTCATGGTCTTGGAGGCCATATTATTGCTGATGGTGGTTGTGTATCGTCTGGTGACGTAGCAAAAGCATTTGGTGGTGGAGCAGACTTTGTTATGCTTGGTGGTATGTTGTCTGGCCACGATGAAGGTGGTGGGGAATATATATTAGAGGATGATAATCCAGAACCTATAGGAGTTCGATTCTATGGGATGAGTTCGGAGATAGCAAATGAAAAACACTTTGGTGGACTTAAAGACTACCGAGCTTCTGAAGGAAAAGAAGTCGTTGTTCCCTACAGAGGAAGCATTCATAATACTATGCAAACTATTCTTGGAGGCATCAGATCGTCCTGTACTTATGTTGGAGCAAGACGAATAAAAGACTTGACAAAATGCACAACTTTTGTTAAAGTATATAATACTCATAACACAATCTTTGGAGATAAATGATGGATAAAGACTTTCTACTTGACTACACTCGTTTTGTAGATGAGGTGACTAGTGACGCATCTTCTGATGCACAGTCGTTCTCAGATGCACTTGACGTAATTGATGGGTTTGGTGTTTCGCCAGAACGCATTCTTACTGCCGCAATTGGTATCAGTGCCGAGGGGGGTGAGTTTGCAGAGATTGTTAAGAAGAGTATTTTCCAAGGTAAACCGATGGATGATGATGCACAGTATCATATGAAACGAGAACTTGGTGATATCATGTGGTACATTACACAGGCTTGTATTGCATTGGGTATATCTTTGGAAGATGTACTAAGTACTAATATACAGAAACTTGAGGCACGATATCCTGATGGGTTTGAGGCGTTTCGTTCTGAAAACAGAAAAGAAGGAGATATTTAAAATATGGATTTTCTAAAAGATATTGCAAAGACAGCAGGCAACGAATATGCTGCTTTGGTGAGTGAAGGTGTAGAGGCTGGTGATGTTGATAACTTTATCGACACTGGTTCTTATATTTTCAATGCGTTGTTGAGTGGGTCAATCTATGGTGGATTGCCTGCGAACAAAATTACAGCAGTGGCGGGCGAGTCGGCCACTGGAAAAACATTCTTTGTGATGGGTATGGTTAAGTCATTCCTTGATGCAAACCCAGATGCTGGTGTGTTGTATTTTGAGTCTGAATCTGCAATCACAAAACAGATGGTAGTTGATAGAGGTATTGACCCAGAACGTATGGTTATCTTACCTGTAACAACTGTACAAGAATTTCGTACACAAGCAATTAAGATTTTAGATAAATACATGGAGACACCAGAAGATAAACGTGTGCCTATGATGTTGTGTCTTGATTCACTTGGTATGTTGTCTACTACAAAAGAAGTAGATGATACAAGTGAGGGTAAAGAGACACGAGATATGACACGGGCTCAAGTTCTAAAGGCTGCGTTTCGTGTATTGACACTAAAACTTGGTAAGGCAAAAGTTCCTATGGTTGTTACAAACCATACCTATGACGTTGTGGGTTCTATGTTCCCAACAAAAGAAATGGGTGGTGGTTCTGGATTGAAGTATGCGGCCTCATCTATTGTCTATCTTTCAAAGAAGAAAGAAAAGGACGGTACAGAAGTTGTTGGTAACATCATCCATTGTAAGAATGCAAAGTCACGTTTGACTATCGAAAACAAGATGGTGGACGTAAGACTTATGTATGAACGTGGACTTGATAGATACTATGGACTACTTGAACTTGCACTGAAGTATGATATCTTCAAATCTGTTTCTACTCGTATTGAGTTACCTGATGGTACAAAGACATTTGGTAAGACTATCAACAATCAACCAGAAAAGTTCTTTACCCCAGAGATTATGGAACAGTTGGATGCAGTTGCTAGTAAAGAATTCAAGTATGGACAACGTGTAGAGGAAATTGAAGTTGAAGAAGAAACTGAACAAGATTGATATATCAAGAGCATATGTGTATTGTAACGATCAGTCTAAGGAGTGGACAGCCCTTAGACTTACTGCACTTACAGATTATGAAGATGTAATTTTTAAGTATGGAAAGATTTCAATAGACGAAAATGAAAAAGATGATAATGCTTCTTTACAATTCGACTATGATGTGTTAGTATCACCTAACGTACCAAAAGAAGAATTAGAGAAAGATATAGAATTTAAGAATGTCATGGGTGATATTCTTATTCATATCTTAGAAGAACAATTACAAAAGGACTCAATGAAGTATGTCAATACAGACGATTGAAAGAACTACACTAAGTAACTTAGTATACAATGAACCATATGCGAGAAAGGTGCTACCTTTCATCAAACCAGAGTATTTTTCAGATCGTCACGAAAGAGTTGTATTTGAAGAAATCAATAAGTTCATGGATAGGTATGGTAATCAACCTACAAAAGAAGCCCTATCTATTGAACTTGATAATAGAAAAGATTTGAATGAAGATGAGTTCAAGTC